GAGGCTCTTGCTACACCAGGCATTGTTGTAGCTACAGCTTGTTGCCAGCCACCAATTTTTTCAGGTTCACCATAACGAAAACGAACAAAGTCACCATCTGTCCATTGGTTGGCTGCTTCACTTTGTGTTATTTGTTTGTTAAAACCACCTTTGAATGGTATGCGTATTAAAGGCATTCTACCTCGCAGTCACAGGGTTTGTTCCGTCCCCAACGAATGGATGTTTTGCAAATGCCATGTAAAAAGTTACTACTCCAGAATAATTAGCACCATAACCAGATTCTTGTCTTACTTTAAATCCATTACTTAAAAAATCAAAACCCCTACCAAAATTACTGTAGTCAGCATCACTTCTATCTGGGTGTACAAAGGTTGTAACTGGATTCATTGTGCTTCTTGCAGCATCACATAAGTACCAGTTAGCAGCATTATTTGCTTTAACTAGCAACCACGCAGGTTTAAATCCTGTATATACGAATGGACCATCTGCAACTCCGTTTCCAGTGTATTTTCCAAATTTACTAAAACCATCAACAGAATGCCAACAATACAAAATTATTGGTTGACTAGAATTACTCATAGATACTCCAAGATTTATGACAGAAGATGTTGGTGCTGAACCCCACACATCACTATTTGAAGTTTCACCAATATTTTGATTTAAAGATAAATAATAACTTGCACTCGTCATACTTTTATGATAAGCAGACCAATGATAACCACCACTTAGTGTTTCTGGTCTACCAAAAATCCATTCAGGTGCTGACGATAATCCATGTCCAACTGTTGCTGCACTACCAGTTCCAGTATATCGTACAATAGAAAATCCAGCAGTTGTATTAGCTTGGACAGTTGAGGTAATTGAACCATTACCATTACTTGCAGTGGTTCCCGCATTAGCATTCCAGTTCCAACTTACATACGATTCACCACTTGTATTAATTGACACATCATCTTCAATTTGTTGACCACCAACTAAAAACTTTTGCAATCCATCTGCAACTGTTGCTTGTACATCTGTTGTATTAGAAAAAATTGCTTTTTGCTTACCTCGTGAACTATCGTATAATTGATGATTGTCAGTAGCATCTCTGTTCTTCATCCACACAAATCCACTTATACCTTTGGATGTCTCTGGCAAGTTGTCTTGATTTAATTTTTTATAACCAGTAGGTGGAGTGTAAGTAAAACTTTTTTGACCAAAATTAGCTGTCATTGTTCCACCAGTAGAAGCAGATTGATAACCAACATGAAAAAAACCAACTCTGTTACTACCGATCGTTCCTTCAATATCTAAACCACCAGTTTCGTTATTTGGATCAGCACTATTTTGATAAGTACCATTTTTATGAAAATATATTTTATTATTTTTAACAAATATACCAATAATATCAGGTGTACTAACATTTCCCCAAGTTGAACCCCAACTAGCAATATCTGTGCTTGTTCCTCCTCCGTTAGTAAATCTTACTCTTCCATCTTCCTTATATGCGACCATAAGGTTAAAAGCACCATTACTACTACTTGGAACAACATATTTTTGAGATTCTGCACCAATACCAACAGTATTAAAATTAGAACCCACACTACTTGTCTCATTGACAGTATATTCAGCATAATATCCATCGGAATCACTTGGGTCAAATGATAAAGTTGTTTGACTTTTTCCGTGCTGTCCGCTAGCACCAGTTGCCTTTGATTTAAGATTACCCTCACTCATAGTCATTGCATAAGATGTTTGAAAAGCACCAAGACCTGTCGCAAAATTTTGGGTAGGACTATCGGTGGTCAAGTCAGAAGCAACCAAATCATTTACAGACCAATCATTGTTATTACCACTGGTATCATCGCCAATCGCAGAAGGCGATCCAAACTGTAATCTAAAACCATTGGTCCCATAAGTAATACCCGTTAATGATTTAGGTATCCAACGACCTGTACTGGTATCAGTTAATCCAAATGTGGATATTGCAGGGTTACTGCCATCAACCATATTAATTTCTGCAAGATATCCTATTCCTCTAATATAACTTGCACTACCAGAAGTGCCAATATAGTGTCCATAAGTAGTTTGATTCCAATATCCAGTCGCATTTAAAGCTGGCTGTGTTTCAGTATCATATGCTGTAATTCTTTCTCCATCAACATAAATTTGTATTCTATCAGCTGCTGTAGAATCAGTTGTATCTCTCCGAACATAAATATGATACCATTTTGAAGTATCCTCAAAGGTTCTAGTTGTTACATAATTCCATTTTCGTGAACCACTTGTTACTTCATAATAATTTAATTTATTACTTGCATCAAAATGTAAATGTTCAGAATTACTTGTTATGTTGCCATTGTAAAGTATATCACGATACCCTAGCAATCCTCTTTTGACCCAACAAGAAAATGTCAATGTTGTTCCACTTCCATTTGAACTAGGAGTTCTTGCTAAATAATTATTTGTTGTACCATTAAATATGCAACTATTAGAAATTACACCACTATCTGTGAAAGGCACAAAATTCCCGACTCGTCTCCCTGCTCCGTTACCCTCATATAAAATATTGAAGAAATGTTCTTCGCCATTTGGTATTGTTGGTGTTGCCATATTAACTCCCCATTGATTTTGAACAAAGTGCTTTAAAACCAGAAGGCACTGTATATTTGAAATTTCCATTGCCATTACCATCTGCATTACCACCAGCAGTTTCTTGCCCTCCAAAAGTACCCTCTTGTCCAAAGTTCCAAGTTACTGTCATTCCATTAGCTGAACCTTTAAAACCACCCCAAACAATAGCACCAATTCCATCAGTAGTGGAATAAGAACTGCTAGTATCAAAGTAATCTGTCGCATATTGATAGACATGTCCTGTTCCTCCAGCAGGATCACCACTATTTCTCCATGTGCCATTTACACCTACCCACCATTTTCTAGTATCAGGATCAAGTGCCATCATGATAATATCACCAACACTTACATTACCTCCAACATCTCCACCAGATGAACCATTACCTAAATTTATACGACCACTGAGGTAGTTCATTGAAAATGCTATGGTATTATCGTCATCATCAAGTCCTTGAAATGTGCCAAAACCGAGAGCACCCCCATAGTTAGAAGATGCATCAAGTCTTACTTCACAATATGATTTTTCAGATATTTCAAAGTTTGAATGAAATTGATCATTACCAGATAAAACTATTTTAAGATTACCATTTGATAAAGTGCCCCCCATCAAGGTTGCGAGGGGTGATAATACACAAAAATTATTCGTAGGTGAGTCAAGAACTTGGTCGTGTGCTGCAAGTCCACTTGTTGTAAAATCATTACCATTACCTGATTCATCGTCTCCTAAATCTGAACTATCTCTGCCATCAATTTTAAATCCATTTGTTCCATAACTGCCAGTGTATTCTTTTGGTATCCAGATTCCTGAATCATTAAACTCGCCAAAGAAACTAGGGTCATAAGCTAAACCATCTAAATAATGTATTTCAGCAAGGTAACCATCAAAATAATAACTAGAGCCATAAGTTCTACCTATTTGTGCTAAATTACTACCCCAAAAATTTCCATTTGCACTTTGAGATGGATAACTTTCTGCACTAAAACTTGTCTCTCTTTCTCCATTTACATACAATCTAATTCTCTCAGGTTCCACTGCATTTGTAGAGTCAAACACTAAAACAATATGATACCAAGCAGATGGATCTCTAAAGAGTCTATTTGTGACTAATCTTTCTGCTCCAAAAGCAAATACTCTAAGATTGTCTCCTGAATATAATTCTAAAGGAACATCTTGTATAAAAGTAAATAAACCTCTTCTTGCAGAAGTAATATTACCTATTTTCATCCAAAAAGAAATTGAAGCAGTTTGTTTACTTCCAGCTCCACTAAATGCTTTATAGATATAAGGACTATCATCATCATTAAACCTTATTGATTGGTCTATTGTGTAACCAGTTGCACTCTGACTGTTACTTGGTATTATTAAAGGCATTTAGAAGTCCTCCAGCTTTGGAAACTCCCCTAAAGGTCTAGTCATTACAGGTTTAGATTCTGTGCCTGTATTTGTGTAAGTGTATAAAGTTTCTAAAACTCTTACATCTTTTGTTGCTTTTATTCTTGTGACCATATCGTTTGATTTTGCTCGTACTGCAGTTCTAAATTTAGAAACATTGTCTGGCAAAGAATAATCGGAAACTTCGCTAGCTTTGATTACCATCCAATCTGTATCTTTGAGAATAGTATAAGCTTGGTTGTTTACTTCATTAACTTTTTTAGTTTTTAATCCCTCAACAGTCACACCATCAACTGTTTTATCTTCCATCTCATGATCTTCTGCTGTCTTCCAAACTTTTTTTACCACTTTTTTTGTTGCATCAAACTGAAAAGACTCACTTCTATTTTTGTAAAATGTAGGATCTTTGTAATTTGAGTTATCGGTCTGTACAGGGTAAAGACCTATGGCTGCTTTTTCTTCAACACTCCAACTAGAAAAAATATTTGCAGGATGTTTAATATCGTTATGCTCAAATGCCTGAGCACCATTAAAAATTTTAATAACCTGATTTGCTTTTACTAACGCCCACATAATTTCTCCTAACTCAATGTCAATGCAAGGTTTCTACCAACCTCAATAAATTTTGATCCATTATAATAAAACACAAAAAAATCACCTAACGCAGCAGTTGTTGTTAACGTGGGAGCTGTGTCTGATGCAAATTCATAATTAGATGCAAACGATAAAGTCCTCGATCCAGTACCATCTTGAACTATCAAGAGGCTTACAAACTGCCCTGTAACACCATTAGTTGCATTATTTAATGTTCTATTACCACCTAATGTAACTTTAGCAACTGGCTTTGCTTGTACATCCCAATCGATGTTTGTACCATCTGTAAGTGTTTGTTCAGGAATATAAGCTGCATCATTAAATTTAAATCGTCCTGCACCTTTTGCTGTAAAAGCTAGACCAACATTTGTATCACCACCTGTAACCGCAAGTCCTACATCATTACCCGTAGCTGCATTTGTTATCTCTAGCTCATTTACTGCACTGGTTGTTTGTTGAAAAATTATTTGCTCGTTGCCATTTGCATCAGCAATAAAACCAGCATCAGCAATTCTAGGTTTAGTCAATGTTACAGCACTTACAGTGCCACCTGCAATTGTAGCTGAGTTAGCAATACTACCTGTGGTCGTAGCTCCATTAATAGTTGGAGTTGTTAGTGTTTTGTTTGTAAGTGTGTCTGTTGAAGATGTATTAATTATGCCTGTATCAACAACGTTGGTGCCATCAGCAAATAACACTCTAACTGATTTATCAGCAGCAACAAAAGTATATCCTGTTCCACTAGCTGTTTTGAATTGAACTGTAAAAGAACCAGTAGTTCCATTTGAAACGATGTAAACTTTTTCCATACTGTCAGGAACAGTAACGATTCTATTTCCTGTAATTGTTCCTGTTAATTTAACAACCATATTTCGTGCGTTAGAGGCTGCACCATCAGACATAGTTAATGCAGTTGTTCCTGCACCACCAGCAATCGATACCTCTTCATAGCCACCAACTGCTTGTTCTACTAATTGTAAATTCGTATTTGTTTTATCACCCCAAGTACCAGCATTTTCGCCAGTCGCTTGTAATTCTAATTTTAAACTTGTTGAATATGTTGAAGCCATACTATTCCTTTATGTTAGTTCACATTATAAATCATTTATGCAGCTCTATCAACCTCTGTCCATGTGACAGATGTACCCACATCCACCTCTGCCCAATTTATTAAATTAATAGATCCAAGAGAAGCTGTAATATCAAATCCTGTAATAGCCATTTCAACATCCGCAAATGTGGTAACAGAACCCATTGCTGTAGTTAACGCAACTCCACTAGGTGATTCAATACTATCATTAAAAAAGTTTATTGACCCTAAAGTCATTGTGGAACTTAGTCCACTAGGCTCAGCTACAAAATCTGTAAAACCTACTGCTGTCCCTAAAGATGAAGTAAGAGCTATGCCCGTTGCTTCACCAACAGTTGTTTGAGTAAACCCACCTAAATTTGTTGTAAGAGCAAAACCTGTTAACGATACAATCTGGTCACCTTGCTGACCCCAAAGACCTTCACCCCAGGTTAGCTGTCCCCATCCATTGGACATACTCTACTCTATGTAACTCTTAAAATAGCTGCACTTGCAGTAAAAGCAGGAAACTGAATTGTAAAAGTACCTGACGTTGCTGTTTTATCACCACCAAAATCTAGTACACAAACAGCAGGGTCACCTGATGCTGTGTCATTATAAATTAAAGCACCTCTTGCAGTTAGAGTCACTCCCGTAAACGATCTATCTGCAAAATCAACGATAGCAGTATTGGTTGATAATGATGTCCCACCATTTACAAGAGCACCACCACCACTTGTATATTGACCTGAATTAGATACTTGTGCATCGGTTGTAAAACTTGTCGTAGATTTACCTAAAACAGCACTATTTGTATACAGTGATAATTTAAATGAATTACCACCAGTTTGTTTAAAATTATGTGTTCCTTCAAAAAGTTCCTTTTTAAAAGAATTACAAATTACACTAGTTGTTATTGCCATAATATCTCCATGTTTTAAGGCGAGGGTGATGGAATTTGTACTCTAGGCACTCCTTCTTCATACTGCCCTCTTCTTCTTTGTCCCATTTGTTGTAATCCAAATGCTTGAACCTCTTCATTATACTTGTCTAAATACAATTTGTACATATCCATCGGTCCTTTTAAATAAGAAAAACATTCACTTAAAACACCATGTAATAGTAATGCGTCCTGATAAGTTGACAAAAAAGTATTGTTTGTTGAAGTAAAATGAGGAGGATCAATAATATAATTAATTTGAATTGTAAAAGCAGCATTTGGGATAGGTGCAATTGCAATATTCTGATCATCCCAATTTGCATAATATTTAGGCACACCTGTAGCATCCGCTCCGTTATACTCGGATATAAAACTTGTATCTCTTTTTTCTAAAAAATCTCTAACACCTGAATTTGTAATTTGCACAGATCTTAGATAAATTAAATCAGAGGGCATACTCAAATATCTTTGTGATGCGATAGTTGAAGTCGTGGCATATTTCCTTAAATCGTCATAATCAACCTTTCCAGCGATATCTAATTCAACATTTCTAATAAATTGATCTATTAAAGTATCTGATAATACATTGCTATCAACTTCTGTGTAGTTTCTCACTTGTGTTAAAAAATTTGCATGTGTTATTGCCATAATCTATGCCTCAGTGTTTATTGTCCACCCCATAGCAGAATGGTTCGTACAATAATAATATAATGTAGGAGCACCAACTGCAACAGTGATTTGTGTGTAAGCTCCACTTTGTCCTGCAACTCCATTTGTTACAACTCCTACTGTATATTCAGTACCACCTCCATGTGTGCCATTTGGTGTAGCACTTATCCTTAGAGGGTGTCCGTCATTTGATGAATCGCTTTGGTCAAAACGATAAGTTTTACCCTCTTCAAACGTGAGTGTCACATCAGCAGTCGCTGTAGACCCATCTATAGCAAATTTGTTAGTCGACCCTACATTATGATATGGATGATTTGAAGGGTTACCTCCAACTACAGTAACAGCAAAAGTTTGAGTTATAACGAGAGCATCAACAGTGACATTACCAACCTCAGCAGTTAATTCTCTTTTTCTATTTTCAGCGGAACCATCATCTGGAACCATACTTCCGTAAGTCGGATTAGCTTCAGTCGAAGTTAAGGACATTGAACCATCTGTTCTAAATGCAAAGTCACCTGGCAAAGTTAAATTAACAACTGCTTGACCACCTCCTCCTGAATCAGCTATGGTTTGATCTGCCGTGGAATCATTAATAAAAGGTTGTATAGGTTGTTGAAATTTTTGACTCTTAGCATTTGCTAAAGCAATAGGATCAGCAGTAATATGCTTTCTTCTTATTTGTGGATGTTTACCCTCATACTCTGATTTATGAACAAGAGACCCGTTCCATTCTCTTACCATCTCATTATAAGGAAAAGCCATACCAGAACGATCTGAAATTGCTTTTGCGTATTTACCTCTTGCGTATGCCATTAATATACTCCTGTAAATCTTTTACCACGAATAGCTGCTTTACCACCCTTACTCATTTTAACAGCTCCTCCTTTTTTTGCAGTTCCGTAAGATGTACCAAAGGAGGCGTATGGATTTACAAAAGGTTTTGGTTGAGTTGTCTGTGTGTTATCAATTCCAATGTTTGAATAAACATTTTGTCCTGTAAGACCTTTTGATGGTTGATAGGACTGATACAAAAATCTATTATCATGTCTTCTCTGAAGTCTTCGAAGTGCAGCCGATTGTTTATCATATTCCTTATCACCCGCTTTTGCAGCTCGTGTAATTGTGTCTGTAATCTGTTTACTACCTACTCTTCTATACGTTGGATTCATATTTTGGCTACCAAAATTTGTGGCTGACCTTTGTTTTGGTACTTGATAATATTGTTGACCATATTGTCCTTTTGTTAATTCTGCACCTTTTGGTAACTCAGTCACCATTTTATATGTGGGTTGACCTGCACCTGCTATTCCATATCCAGGAGGAAGAGTTGTCATTTCATATTGAGGAACCATTCTTGTAGACGTTTCAGTAACAGTTAAACCTGCTAAATCTTTTTCTGCTTGTGCTATCTCTTTTGATAAATCTCTATAATATCCAGTGGTCGTTGCAGGTTTAGTTTTATCAACTGAGTAATAGGTATAAGTTGGTTTAAACCTCTGTCCTAAACTGCTTTTTACTTGCTTAAATTGTGCGTCTGTAGGTTTGGAATATTCTTTTTCAATTGATTTTATATAAGCATCTCTTTGATTTGCAGGCATATTCATTGTGGCAGCGTATTGAATATTAGCTCTTTTATCAAAAGTCTCTTGTTCACCACCACTTAATCTATCTCTATAATTTTTAATGGTTTTAAACAATTCAGGCTTAGACTTCTCTAAAGCTGACAGATAACCTCCTGCAGCTTTTTTATATAACTTCATACCTTTCATTAAAAAACACCTTTAAATTTATTACCTCTTATTGCTATTCCTCCTGTTTTGGCTAACCCTAATTCTTTATAAATATCTTTAGCAACAGTCGGTTTACTTTTTCTTGTTGCTGCTACTTGATAAACAGGTCTATATTTGCCCTCTAAACTTTTATTAATATCGCTAAATGTTTCTTTTGTTGGCGATGAATATTTAGTTGTCATCTCAGATACAAACGCTTTTTGTTGTTCCTCTGGCATATTTCTGTAAGCTGCAATTTGTTGTCCTGCTCTTCTTTTAAAAGTATCTTGTTTTGTTGGATCCTTAATATTAGATAACATCGCACTGTAAGACTGTGCTAGTACAGGACTTACACTTTTTATAAATTCTAAGTTTGCATCTCCGCCTTTTTTTAATCTTAGTCCTTTCATTTTCTTCTCCTTATAATCTAGTTGGATAATATGATTGTGGTGTAATATATACCGATGTTCTTTGTCCATCTTCTACAAGAGCTCTTTGTAATTCATCCTCATAAATAAGTTTGTTTTGTTGAACCACTTGTGGATTATACTTCATAGATAAATAATAAGATAGACCAGCAACCATACAAGGAATAAATCTAAATACTACATCAGCAGTGTTAGTATAAGCTCCAGCGTCTTCAATTCTTTTTAAATAGTAATATTTTAAATATGTATATGTTGAAGCATCGGGTGTTTGATATAAAGTAATTTGTGGAATGGTTTGTCGATCAACATAATATTGTGAAGGTTGTCCTGTTGAACCTTTGTTAGGTAAAGCAGCATATTCACTTCTACTAATCTTTGTTAAAGATACATCATTAGTTGCAGAAGTCGTTCCTGTAGTTGTGCTAATATAAGCCTCTAGTATATCATTCGCATTCGTTGGAGCTGTGTAAGTCGCTGTCCCGTTTGTCAGTAGTTGTTCTTTTAGTTCTACTTTCCACAAGTGTACTCCTCGGTTTCCCCATTC